CACCAAAGAATTGCCACATCATTTCAGTTTCCATTGCCCGTTTATGCAATACAAGCAACTCCGGCATATCTTCTTTTTTCTGTTCTTCTGTACAATCTGTGCTAATAATTGTCATAGCCATAATAAAGCCCTTTCCTCTTTAATAAAATAAACCGCCTACGCCATACGCCGTTGAGAGTGTTAAATACGACGTAGACGGTTTTGGCACTCACTCTACGCTGAGTGAGTAGCGAGTTCTCTCTCTTGCCATGCTTGTTTAAGCGTTTCTATTTCAGTCCACTCGGCAAGTTCTTCGCCTTGTAAGTCCTCACCAGTCCATATCGACTTTCCCTGTTCATATCTTGAACGCAAAAGCTCGACTCTATCGCTGAATTCTTCTTTTTTTGGCCTAGACATTTTTTTCTCCCTCAATGTGTAACCAATACTCTAAGTTATAGTAGGCTAGCCACCCACCAAATAACATTATCCAAAACGTAAGTGTAACTTGTAATACTGTCATGCTATTGATTCTACTTTATATATCGACATTTGCAAGAACTAACTTTGCTGATTTTCCATGTTTTTCTTAGTTTTCTCCCTTGAGCGGCCTACAACGCCTGAGACGAAGGGGAGGGCGTTGTAGGCCGCTCGTCTTACCCAAAATAAACCCCTGCCGCCTTCGGGATATGGAGCGGCGACAGGGGAATCATCCGGCTTGGCATTACCGTCAGATTTTTTCCTCGAATAGTCTAGGACATATCAAACCCAGTAAGGCAATCAATGCCGGAACAACCAAAAACATTATTACTTCATCACTCATTTTTTAATGACTCGCACCACTTACTAAATACTTCGCGAGCCTCCTTTTTGTCTAAGTCAAAATCGGCTTGTAACATGGTCGGCGCCCACATCATATTCATGGTTCCGCCATCTCGTAACTCATTTAGGTATTCAAAGTATTCACTCATCTTCAACCTCCTCAATGCTCCATTTCAAAATATCCTCGCCATCCTCTAAGCTCATGGCGACTGTCTCTGGAATCCACTTGCGAGGATGCCCGTTTACTTCAACAATCATTTCAATCTTGTACTTACTCATTATTTCCCCTTTTCTAACCATTCCCAACCTTGCGGCGGGGCTAATTCCCATAAATCAAATCTCTCAGCAACTACACCAGCAACATCGTGCAATTCGGCTTCGTGCTGACTTCCCCACTCAGGGAAAGGGCAGTTTGTCATATATCCAAACGTAACCCCGAACTCGTCACTCGGCTCTGTCTGGTAAAATTCCCAGCCCTTCATCCAATACCACTTATAAACTTCGTGTTCATTTCCTCGGTGGTCTTTAATTTTTCTAGTTAATGGCTTGCTCATTGTTTTCTCCTTTACAATTCGTCTAGTAAAACGGGTAAATCCATATCCCAACCAGTAATCCTTTTGTACAAATCTTTTTGCCGTTCTAACTTCTCGGCAAAATACTGGTTAATGTTTCCGTCGCTATTCTTAATAAGTTTGACTACTCTTTTAGCGTCACTTTTTAAGGCTGTCGTGACTGTTAATTTTTCGATTGAGCTTAATTCGATTTTCATTTTTACTCTCCCATATAATCTAGATATGAATCGTCATGGTCTTGGTCACTTTCAAACTTACCCTGTTTGAATGCCTCAGCCCAAGCGCTGAATGCCTCAGTACCCTCAGCATAAGGGTTGTCATGGAGCCATGCACCAGTGCGGTAGCTACTTAGTCCAGCCTGATGGCCTGCGGCCTTAGCATCTTCGGCTAGTCGATGCTGTTCTTGCATTTCGTAAGTATTAGCGGCGTTGGTTTCTTCAGCGAATTGATGTGTAGTAAACTTGTCCATTGCTTTCTCCTTTGCGTTTAAGACTCCCTTATTATTACATATATCGACCATAAGTCAACAATTAATTGTATTTAATTTGCCGGATTTCCCTGTTTTCTGTGACTTTTTTGCCCCCGAGCGGCAACGTTTGCGAGAGACAAAGGAAAGAAGCAAACGCTGCCGCTCGTCTTACCCAATAGAGCCGCCTACCGTTTGGCAGACGACCCCACTGGTCAGACTATACTAATAAGGCATATACCTGAGTATTGGACAGACTACATATCCAACCGCAACCCTTTCTTTAGTATCCTCAAATATTCCCTTCTCAATGAATTGCTCAATTAGTCCTTCATTTTCGCTGTAGTTTTTAGCGATGAAGCAATCCTTGTCTAATACTATATCTGCGACGTTGGTTGACAGATTAGTGTAGACCATTCCGTCTTGCCATAATCGCAAAGCAAGGTTCCCGTTTTCATATTGTTGCTTTCCGATTACACCATTTTGAACTTCGTCTGTGATGTGTTTGAATGTGACAGCTGTAGACATTTGTTTTCTCCAAAAAAAGATTAGTAAAAAATAGGTAGTTTAGTGAGTTACCCAGCTCGATTTGTTACTTGGACAGATAAATCTCTTTGAGTGGTTCTATGTCCATCTCATCTCCCGTAAATTCTTTATAGGCAGATTTCAATGCGTCTATCTCTTTTACGAAATCAGGGTCATTGTCATAAAAAGATAAAAGTTCGAGCTTACGTCCTACCATACAACGTAGAGCTGATTCAATTTCAAAACGGGTTTTCCAGCTCAATTCATTAACAGGTGTTTTGACAAGTGGCATTGTTTTTCTCCAAAAAAAAGTGTTAGTAAAAATGGCAGTTTGGGATGCCAGCCCGTTTTCTACTTTTCTACCTTTTCCATATCTTCGATGAAAAGGCTCCACACGGTTTCGGCCAATAAAGCCTGCTCCCTGTGATATTCTTCCTCCATTTCGTAGATTAACATGGCGTCGGTTTCTTCCGGTGATTGTTGATAAGTGAATTTATCCACGATTTTTCTCCCTAAAACAATTTGTTAGTCTTCAATATCAGTCCATTCGGTGGATTCGCAACATTCGGTTGCGGGTTCAGTCCAGCGGTACGTACTACTGTAGTATGCGCCACGGATTGAACATAATCCGTAAGTGTCATCGGCAAATTCTGTATCGACAACTTCCGCTTCGTGTCCGCATTGGTAACAAATAACAGTCATGAGTTTTCTCCCTTGATTAGTAGTATTGGCGAAACCTTTCCGCCACAATTAAACTCTACCATAATTATCGGCTATTGCAAGAAAAACATTATTAGAATCTACCAAATAACCCTAGATAGGCAAAATATTTCGGATTCGCTGGATTTTGTGCTTGACAGGCGCCCTGTCAGGTGTACCGTCTTACCTCTTCCTAAACCGGAAGGTGACGAGCGGTTAGGATGTACTAATACACCGCTAAAGCATTTCTGTATGCAATAAAAAACGGTGAGGCCAATCGCTTGACCTCACCGCTTGCATTTAGTCCCACGACCGTATGGCTCAGCATCCTACATATCGGTCAATTATCGCAACGACTTCGCTACGTAATTGGTCTTCGACTTCCCAACTCACAACGTCCTCACCGCCGAGGGTGATTTCGTCAAATGTGACACGGGTGTCGTTTACATAACGACCACCACCAGCACCGACTTCGATGTCGATTTCAACTGTGGCGACATACTCCACAGTTTCAAGATCGTCGGCAATCCAAACACTAGCAACGCCGTTGATTGTTTCAGTTTCTGTAATCATTTGTTTTCTCCAAAAAAAGTGTTAGTAAAAATAAGCAGTTTAGTGAGGTGCTTAGCTCATTTTGTTAAAGTATTTCGCCGGTAAAAGGGTCTAATCCCCAAACCTCACCGTCTTCGTCTTCTTCTAACAAGGTGATTACTTCATCACCACCATACCAACCATCCCACATTTGGCAACACTCAACTGCGTTGGTCAGGTTGTCGAATTCTTCAACGTCGTAGCCATTTTTTGCTGTATAAAATTTCATCTTGCTTTCTCCAAAAAAATGTTAGTAAAAAATAGGCAGTTTATCGAGTTGCCTAGCTCAGTTTGTTACTCGGCCAGATAAATCTCTTTGAGTGATTTTATGTTCATATCACGGCCTGTGAGTTCTTTAAAGGCAGTTTTTACCTTGTCTAAGTCTATGGGGTAATCTTTTGACAAATCATTAGCGACTTTACTATCAGGATGCTTTATGAGCCATTTTTTATTATTTTCTATAGACTGTAAAAGTCGGCCTGCTCTACAAGATAAGGCGTGTTGAATTTCAAGATATGACCCGTAGCTTAATTCATAAGTATATGTGTTGACAGATGACATTGTTTTCTCCAAGAAAAATGTTAGTAATGAGGGGTCAATTCCCCCCGACACAATAACTCTAACATAATATTCGGCCATTGCAAGCAATTAGTTTAGAGAATCGCCCTAAAACCTTCATTCTCTAATAAAATCCTAGTTCACAGCATTTTCACCATTGACACGGGTCTCGTATGGTGTACCGTCTTACCTCTTCCTTGGCCGGAAGGCGAGCGGCGAAGATTTGCTATTACAACGCTTCAACCACTCTCCTCCACTCGTTCTACCCTATGCTGTCCATTAAAAAACCCTCTACCGGCGTTAACCGATAGAGGGATGATTGTTTCAATTAATTGTAGCTACTCCTTTTTCTATTGCCGTGTCTCCTTTGCCCCAATCTTTTATACGCATTTTGTAATGTCTTCTGTTTGTTGTGCGTAGTTGTTCTAAGGCATATTCTAATTGTTTATTAGTTGGTATAGTTTTACTACTTCTAATTGTTAGCAGTTTGGCTCCAGTAGCTAAAATAGCGGCATTTCGTCTTCTGTCTTGCAGTCTCTTGTGAGAATGCCAGAACCAGCTATCATATTCAAAGACAATATTTTCTTTTTCTATAAATCCATCAACATAATGCCCTCCAACTTTAACGTTTAATTCCGCTCCGATTGTGTTGGCAATTTGTCTTTGCATTTTAGAGGTCTTCTTTCCATTAACCGTATCGAATTGACCACAACATTTTCTATAGATAGCATTTTTTAGTAATGTGTACTTCCAACTAAAAGTAGTGTCACATTCGGAACAATAAAATTCAGTATCTTTGTATTGAGTAGTCAATTTTCCAACCCACTCTAAATTTTTCTCTTTTGCGGCTTTGTGAAATTGCTCTTCTGTCATTCTAACGAGCCAAGGTTTTTCTTTGCATGTAAAGCATTCTGTTAACCTGCTACTTCTTTGATGTTTAATATCTCCGCATTTTTTACACTTACATTTAATCTTTTCTTTGTTTGTTGGCGGTTTGCCCTTTGGAAATACTATTAAATCGACTTCTTCTGCTTTTTTGGCAATGTAATCCCAATCACGTCTTACACCCTTTGCTCTTGTATAACATACAGGACAAGCCTTTTGTAGTTTTCTTTTTACCATACGCGACCAAGTATCCGAAAAAGAGTGTTTACATTTTGAGCATTTCCAATCAGTTAAATCATGTGTACCTGCGGGCAATTCTTTACCAATCCAATTAACACCCATCATTTTACCTAGTTTTTTGTAATCTTCTTTTTGTGGTGGATTCCAACGATTAAAAGATTTTGGATATTTTGACTCTGATTTGTATTTTGATGATGCACACATTGCATTTTTTCCTCATGTAATAAAGCTAGAAAATAGGCAGTTTAGTGAGATGCCTAGCTCATTTTCTTACTCAGTGGTATTAACGTTGTAGATATGACGTTTGACCCAAGGCCATTTTCGTATATCTTTAATTCCATTAAGATTGCAAACGGCTTCTTCAATTTCGTGTCTGAGATTTTTTATGCCTTTATCTTGCAATTCACACAATAATCTAAACTGTAATTTTTTGAGTTCTGGAAAAGATTCTTCCGGCTTAGTATATTGAATGTCGCAAATTATAGTATCCAATACTCTTTTCAATTCGTTTGACAATTCCAACGCCTTGTTGTAATCGGCTTCAAATTGTTCCTGCTTGTCTTTTACTGGTAGATATGACATTTTCTTTTCTCCTGAAAAATGGTAGTAGTGGGAACCGTTTCCCTCTGACACAATTAAAGTTACCATACTTATCGTCCATTGCAAGCAAATTCTTAAAAGAATTCCCTAATCATTTAATAAATCCAAGATTTGTGGGATTTGCCGCTTGACATGAGTCGTATTGGGTGTATCGTCTTACCTCTTCCTTAGCCGGAAGGCGGTAAGCGGTTAGGATTTGCTAATACTAACGTAATTATTCTGTATTGCCTGTTCTACCTCATCTTGGACACTAAAAAACCCCTGTCAACCGTTTGGCTGACAGGGGTATCTCTTAGCTATAGTCAGCGAGTGCATTGAATGCCACCGCTAGAAGCATTAGACCGGCTGCATAGGTTCCGGTCATTATTAGCATTACGTCCATCGTTTGGCCACTCCTATGAGGTCAGGATTATGTGAGTCCTTAGTGGCAGACCATTCGACCGCTTCAAGTATCGGCGTGTCTTCAAATGGTCGTATTCCTAAGTCATATGTGTAAACAACATATCCCTCATCGGTAAAGTTGTCTGACATCGTTCTGGCTTCTTGCTTAGTGTCAGCAAACTTGCAACCCATTACTCTGCTACCGGCTAGTAAATCTAATCGAAACATTTTTGTCTTCTCCTAAAAAGATTTTATAAAACGAGCAGTTTATTGAGTTGCTCAGCTCGTTGTTCTAGTTTGACGTTGCTAGAACTTTGGTATGCTCACGGTATAGCACTTCAAGATACTCATTAATCTCGTACTCGATTCGCTCAGTATCGTGAATTTCTTCACCACCTTGCGACTTGACCACTTCAAGCTCGATCAAGTCTATATCAACATATCGGCCACCGAGGTAAACATAGTCTTTTATATCGGCCTCACCTTTGATGATAATTGAGACGTTTCCAAGTTCTTTAGATATCATTTGCCTAAAGAACATTGCGGTTAAACTAAATGATGTGCCGTCCGTCTTTTTATTCTTTGTCATAAACATTTTAATATTCTTTCAATTAGGATTAATTTTATTAAAAAGGTGAGCAGTTTATCGAGATGCTCAGCTCATCGCCGTTAGGCGTCAGAAATACTCATTAGCGTCATTTCCGTCTCTTCCAATTCCAGCAAATCCGATTTGCTCAGAGTCTCTTGCGAGTGCTGGACAACGTAATCAATCCGTCTTTGCATTTCCTCGATTAGCCACTCTGAGCCTTCACCGAAGGAATCGAATTGTTTAACCGTTGGGTTTGTGTCCAGCGAATCCGCTGCATAGGTTACTTTAACAGACATTTTACTTTCCTTTCCTCGCTTTGATAGCGAGATAAATACATCCTAGTGTGATTGTGCTAATTAGTGCATACGCTTCACTATTTAGCGATTTTAGTAGTTGCTCGATTAATTCAAACAGGTCGCCCATTTTTAATTCCTCCGAATTGTTTATTGAAAGTTCCGGCTTCTCTAATGCCCATTAGCTCATGAGCTAAGCACCACACATGAAAATATTGGCCATGCAAGTATAACCCATGAGATTCCCCTATTAGGGAGTAATATTTACTTTTGTGTCTTACTATGTGTAAAACCTCATTATTTAGCGAGTTATCAATCTCAATTTTGGTTATGTGTTCGATTGTGTCCTGAGTCTTAAACATTGTATTGTTTCCTATAAAGTGGTTACGTTTGACGGGAATCGTTCCCGCCGACGATTAAAGAATAACATAGTTATCGAGTATTGCAAGTAAATAGTTTATAGAATTCCCTAAATAGGTGCAAAATGGGGTAGTTTTATCATCGAACGGCAGTTACGCCATTGGTGGCGAAATTACGGGGGTGGTATAAACAAAAAGTAGAAGCAAAACTATCTTTGTCTTAGCTAAAGTACCCTCTTAAAGAACGCCGCAACTAAATCTACCAAGTACGGCGAAAACATCGCCAGAAGCATTATGAACATCACAAAAAAGAAGTCGCACCAATCAGTTGTTGGCGGACGATGACGTTCTCCCCAGCGGTCTGAGGTTGTTAGATACTCTTTCGAGTCTTTTTTGGGCGGCTCGTATGGATTATGCATCCAAGGCTCTTCGGTTCCCGTTCTTCTGCATAGCCTCTTCTGGGTGAATCCCTTTCTTTAATCTATTATAAAACGCAGCGTATGATACTTCACAGCGTTCATCTTCCACCCATTGGCCGATATTCTTTTCCTCACCAAATGCCTCAATCTTAACATTTGACTTCATGTTATTGGCATTTTCTTTAGGAGTAAGCTCTCTAAGATTCTCTCTGGTGTTATTGAGCCGGTCTTTATCTATATGGTCAACAAATACATATGGGTTAGTAGTCCCCAATACCATCCTATGCATTGCTTTATGCCGCCCTTTTATTTTAGTTATAGCATAACCGCTCTTATTAAGATGCCAGCTGTATTGATTTAGAAGCGGATAATCTTCAGTGCTTACTACGGCGTGCTTACCAGCGCCCAAAACTCCACCAAGATAAATATTAGTAGTATTTTCACTCATCTTTTTTATCCTTCTTAATTCTGTTAACCCCTCTGCCTTGGGCTTTTCTTATGCCCATCCTTTGACGAGCGTCGGTAACTTGTCTTTTACCGACCTTTTCGCTAATGCCAAAACCTAGACGTATGCGTGTTAACTCATGTGCTATATCGGCGTCCTTCAACACATTGGCCATCTTTTTAATATAATCTTTTTCGTTGTCATTTAGGCGCATGTGTACGTCCCGCTTTTTCTAAGTATAATATATCATACTGATCAAATTCTTAATAAGCTCAAAGAAAGAGGTAATACATGACTAACTCATATGATGTTTTGAGTAGACTCCATGCAAAAGCTAGCGCAGAAGCTGAAAAATCAGTTGCTGAAGACTTAGAAAAGGAAGATCCTCCTGTCAAAGAGGGCAAAGCTATGCTGACAGCTAAAATTTCTGAGTCACTTAAAGCTAAAGCAAAGAAACTCATCAATGAAGATTCCGAAGGGAATGACAGAAGCTGAGGTTCTCGCCGTAATTAACAAAATTTGTGATAGATACGCATACAAATTTCAATTTGGCTACTTTGAACCGGACGATATCCGACAAGAAGCCTTCATTATTGCCGTAGATGCCCTAGATCGTTATCAAGAAGGGCGTCCTCTTGAGAATTTTTTAGCCGTACATGTCAAAAATCGGCTGAACAACTTTAAAAGAGACAAGTATTATCGTCAGAACAAAAAGAAACAAGACGAAAAACAAGAAAGACTCAACAACAGTAAGAAGTTTTTGATGGAACCTCTCGACATTTCTAACATTAGAGATGAAGCAGAGAGGAGTATGAGAGAAGAAGACTTCTTTGTTGAGGAAATTGCTAACCAAGAACTGCTAGATATCATTGATGAGAACCTAGATGTGTCTTTTCGGGCCGATTACCTACGGGTAAGACATGGCGCCTACGTCCCAAAACCCCGAAGAAGACAAATTATCGAAGAAATTCTTCAAATATTAGAGGAGCATGGCTATGAAGAAGGGTAGATTCACAAAGACAGAGCAAGAATTTATCAGAAATAACCATCGAGAAATGTCAAATCTCGAAATTGCTACCCATTTAGACCGCGACCCAATCTCTATACAGTCGTATATCAAAGAAAAAATCGGTAGTAACACTCTAGATGACCGTGAAATAGAAGCTTTACACGATCTGAAGAACCGTCCTTTCTGGAAAGAGCTAGAAAAACAGTTTTCACAAGAAGAATTACAGTCATTACTCTACCATTGGAGCCGAATCATCACACAATTCCGGGATGATGTACTTCCAACGGAGGAATTGCAGATAATTGACGCTATAAAACTCGAAATCTTGATGAACCGCGCCCTAACTTCTCAACAAACTAACGTAAAAGACATACAGCGGTATGAAGATCTGGTGACTGAAGAAAAATCCAAGTCACTAGAAATACAAGACAAAGACCATATCTATGGCTTAGAGAGACAAATCGCAGTATTAAGAGCTGCCCAAGAAAGTCTTACAAGAGACTATAAGGATTTACAAACCAAAAAAGCCGGAATGTTAAAAGACTTAAAAGCCACCCGTGAACAACGTATCAAACGGCTAGAAGATTCCAAACAAACATTCATTGGTTGGGTAAGAAACCTCATGTCTAACCCTGATGTCAGAAGACAAATCGGCACTGACATGGAAAAAATGCGTTTAGCCATGGATGCAGAAAAGAATAGACTGTCAGAATACCACGAATATGAAGACGGTAATGTAGATCAACCATTTCTAACACCAGATACTGTAAAAGACGATAACTAAGTGAAGAAAGCAATAATATACGGTGTAACAGGACAAGATGGATCATACCTATCTGAACTATTACTATCTAAAGAATATACAGTATACGGAATAACCAGACGAACTTCCGTTGACAACACTACCAGAATAACCCATTTATCTAATAAAAACAACTTCATTCTGCTTCAAGGTGATGTTACAGACACTTCTAGCATCTACCGACTCTTGAACGAAGTTCAACCTGACGAAGTATATAATCTTGCGGCACAATCTAACGTCGGCACATCGTTCAATCAACCATTACTCACTTGGAACGTAACAGGACAAGGTTGCCTCAATATCCTCGAAGTGATCCGGCAGATGGGGAACCGTCCACGGTTCTATCAAGCGAGTTCGTCAGAAATGTTTGGGGATCAGTATAACCTCGATAATAATCGTGAGAAATATCAAGATGAGAAAACCCGATTCGCGCCTCAATCTCCATACGCTATTGCTAAGCTTGCTGCTCACAGTGCAGTTTCCCTTTATCGTCGCTCTTATGATCTATACGCCTGTGGCGGTATCTTATTCAATCATGAATCAGAAAGAAGAGGCGAGCGATTCGTAACGAGGAAGATTAGTCGTTATGTCGCAGACCTTTACTGGGCGACCCAGACGGGTCGTAGTATTCCCAAACTCAAACTTGGGAATCTAGCCGCAAGGCGTGACTGGGGACACGCAGAAGACTATGTAGAGGCCATGTGGATGATGTTACAACAAGACGAGCCTATGGATTTCGTGATAGCGACAGGAGAGACCTATTCTGTAGAAGATTACCTAAAAGAAGCTTTTAAGTGTATAAATATTGTAGAGTACATGGATTATACAGAAATAGATCCCAATCTTAAAAGACCATCGGAAGTACCATACCTAAGAGGAATAGCTGACAAAGCTAAAAGAAGGTTAGACTGGAAGCCCAAAACAGGGTTTAAACAATTAGTATCCAGAATGGTGCAACATGATTTACAAAATAAAAATAGATGCAAGGAAAGCAATAGAATCCTTGAATAAACTTGGTATCACTAGAGTGGACCAAGAAAATCTATTCTTTTTTGTTAACGCAGAGAATCCAGACGATGCCTGCCATATTGCACTAAATAAATTGAAGACAAAAGTAATAGAAGAAGATTTGACGGACGAAATAGTTGATTATTTGGAGGACGAATTAGTTCATGAAATAAAAGTAATAAAATTGAGAAGGGTGAGTCCTCACCCATAAAGGTGTCCAATGATAAAAGTTAAAGCCTGTGGAATGTGTGCAATAGTCTTCCTGCTTATAGGAAACCTCTCCTTTTCCATATATTCACACATTAATAAAAAATCAGAAACACAAGAAATCGAAGTAAAGATTCCGGTCTCGGAAGATTTAATTAGAATTGAAGCCAAGCTAGATGCGATATACGAAGAGTGCAAGCTAAGAGACTCTGCAATATATAGAACTTTGCTTGAGTTAAGACAGGAAATTACAGGACAACAAACGATAGATCAAAGGAATAAAATTGCGGAATTATAATGATCCTGTATATGCGGACTGGCGAAAGCAAGTTTATAAGCGAGATGGCCATAAGTGCCAAATGCCGGGATGTGGATATAAGAAAGCTTTAAACGCCCATCACATACGAAGATGGGCAGATGCACCTTATTTAAGATATGATATTAATAATGGAATAACCCTCTGTTGGAAATGTCATAAGGAAATAACTGGATCTGAGAGTAGTTACGAACCACTATTCATGGATATAGTTAGAAAAAACTCTAAATGAAATATGTAATCTTAAAAGATACTAGAGAGAAGAATGGCTGGAGTTTTAATACCTTTGATAAATGTCTAGCAGTCGCTAGATGGGGATTGAAGACAGGAGACTATACAGCTAGAGGTCTTGAAAAAGATTTAGTCATTGAGAGAAAAGCCTCTACCGGCGAACTTGCAATGAATCTTGGCAAAAAAAGAAAAGCTTTTGAGGCTGAGATAGAGAGAATGTCTGACTTTCGTTGGAAGTATATCTTGTGCGAGTTTTCTATAGATGACTTGATGAATTTTCCTAAGAATTCTGGAATACCTAAAAAGCAATTACAGTATGTCCGAATGAATGGAAAGTTCATGTGGAAAAAACTGTGTGAATATCAGGAACAACATGGCGTTGAGGTTGTGTTTTGTGACTCAAAACTAGATGCTGAAGAAAGAGCAATGTTGATATTCGAGGAAAAGACGGAGATACTACTGCGTGAACAAGCAGATTGAAAACATAAAAGCAATCAATGATGCTTGGCTCAACATCAATGTAGATGACTCTAAAATAATAAACCCTTTTAGTGTTCCTACAGAGGAAGAGTTTACTACTAAGTTAACTTGGTTAATGACTAACCCAGAATACTTTTCTTTTGTCTGTAAAGAACTTCTAAATATAGAAATCTTACCAACACAAGCTCTTATGCTTAAAGAGATGTGGAGCAGAAAATTTCCAATGCTCATTGCTAGTCGTGGTTTTGGTAAGTCTTTTATACTATCGGTATACTCTATACTTCGGGCTTTACTGATACCCGGAAGAAAGATAGTAATTGTTGGTGCTGCTTTTAGACAGTCTAAAGTCCTTTTTGAATACATGGATACTATCTGGAGAAGCTCTCCTCTACTCAGAGACATTGTAGGTAGTAATGGCGGTCCAAGAAGAGATGTAGACATGTGTAGATTAAAGATTGGAGACAGTCAAATCACATGCTTACCTCTTGGCGACGGTAGTAAAATTCGTGGTCAACGTGCTAATGATATTATCGCTGACGAATTTGCATCTATACCTAGAGAGATATTTGAAAATGTTGTAGCAGGTTTTGCTGCTGTTAGCGCATCTCCAATTGAGAATGTAAGAAGAATAGCTTCTCAGAAGAAAGCTATTGAACTTGGAGAAGTTAGCGAAGAGGAAGAAGAAGCACACGAAGAGGGTGCAAACCAAATTATCCTTTCTGGTACAGCTTATTATGATTTCAATCATTTTGCTGAGTATTGGAAGAAGTGGAAGAGCTTTATTACTAGCCAAGGAGATCCTAAAAAGTTGGGAGAGCTGTTTGGGGAAGATGGAGTTCCTGATGGTTTTGACTGGCGGCAATATTCAATTATTCGAGTTCCTTTTGAACTTTTACCTGAAGGCTTTATGGATTCCGCTCAGGTTGCCCGTTCAAAGGCCACAGTTCACTCAGGAATCTACCAAATGGAGTTTGGGGCATGTTTCTCCACAGATAGTAATGGGTTCTTTAAACGCTCTCTGATCGAATCCTGTGTGGCATCTCCTCAAAATCCAATTAGTCTTCCAAGCGGTGATGTAGAATTCCACGCAGTTTTAAGAGGCAATCCCAACGCTAGATATGTATACGGCATTGACCCTGCTTCTGAAGTAGATAACTTTTCCATAGTAGTAATGGAAGTAAATGAAGATCATAGTAGGATAGTTTATTGCTGGACAACAAATAGGAGTAGACATAAAGAACAGGTAAAAGCTGGAATGGCTGACGAATCTGATTTCTATTCTTATTGCGCTAGAAAGATACGAGATTTGATGAAAGTATTTCCTTGTGCTGAAATTGCTTTAGATGCTCAAGGTGGTGGTATTGCAATCATGGAAGCATTGCATGACCCAGATAAGATTAGAGAGGGCGAAGTTCCCATTTGGCCCACTATAAACGATAAAAAAGAAAAAGACACCGATGGTGAACCCGGATTACACATCGTGGAACTTATACAATTCGCTAAAGCCGATTGGGTTGCTGAAGCGAATCATGGATTGAGGAAAGACTTTGAAGACAAGACTGTACTGTTTCCTTATTTTGATTCAGCTACACTTGGACTCGCTATATCCGATGATAAATTAAAAAATCGTTTATACGACACGCTAGAAGACTGCATAATGGAAATAGAAGAACTCAAGGATGAGCTATCTATGATAATTATGTCGCAAACACCTTCTGGTAGGGACAAATGGGATACGCCTGAAGTTAAACTTCCCGGAGGAAGAAAAGATAGACTAAGAAAAGACCGTTATTCATCTTTGATAATGGCAAACTGGTCTGCAAGAAGAATACTGAGAACTGCTCCTCCTCCTGTTTATGACACTATTGGAGGATTTGCAAGAGGTAATAAGGGCGATATGACAGGTCCCTCTTATGTTGGTCCGTCTTGGTTTACAGAAGGAATGAAAGATGTATATTAGTTTGGTGTATAATCAATTAGATTAATTCCACAATCATTCCAATTGCAATTGAATAGGTGAATAATGGCCGACAACGATCCAATACAAAACCAAGAAAAAGCACAAGCCTTTGTAACTTGGTCTGATGACTCTGGTAAAAGACAAGCTCTTTTTGACACTTCTGACAACATTGATTCTTATGACGGTATACAAAAGTCTGTAGCTTATAATCGTCGGTCTTTTTTAGACATTGAGCCTAATCGTTCTGTAAGAGTTGGCTTTGATAGGCAGGACTATAATAGGTTTAGATCTGCTGAAGCTGTACCAAAAAGACAAAAAGAAGCTATTCGTATGTGTATGTCCGCATACGACAGGGTTGGAATTATTCGCAATGTTATTGACTTGATGGCAGATTTTGCTGGTCAGGGTATAACAATCGTTCACCCAAACAAGAGAATTGAAAAATTCTTCAGAGCTTGGTTCAAAAAAGTAAACGGAATGGAAAGAAGTGAGCGCTTTCTTAATACATTATATAGATGTGGAAATGTAGTAGTAAAAAGAAGAAACGCCAAGATAAACAAAAAAACAGAGAACGAACTAAAAGCTCTTGGTGAAACTGACATTGATGTAGTAGACCTAAAAGTCAACAAAAGAGAAATCCCATGGAAGTTTGACTTCTTGAATCCAATGTCTGTTGAGGTAATTGGAAATGAGTTGGCTACATTTGTTGGTCAACCTCAATATGGACTAAAAGTATCAAAGTTAGTTAGAGGCTTAACTAACAAAAGCATGACAGGTGATAGTCCTTACCACAGAAACTTACATGCAATGCTTCCGCCAGATATTCTTAAAGCGATAGAAGACGGACAAAGGATAATTCCTTTAGATCCAGAAAAGGTATCTGTACATTACTACAAAAAAGACGATTGGCTCGTTTGGGCGAATCCAATGATATACGCGATTCTTGATGATATTATCATGCTGGAAAAAATGAAGCTTGCAGATATATCGGCTTTAGATGGTGCTATTTCTAATATAAGACTGTGGAGCTTAGGAGATCTAGACAATAAGATCCTTCCTACTAAAGCTGCTATTAATAAGTTAAGAAATATCTTAGCTAGTAATGTTGGTGGCGGAACTATGGACTTGGTATGGGGTCCTGAACTTAAGTTTACAGAGTCTAGTACTCAAGTATTTAGATTCTTAGGTAAAGAAAAGTATGAACCTGTACTTACCAACATATATGCAGGTCTTGGAGTTCCTCCTACTCTTACAGGAATGGCTTCTGGTGGCGGTGGCGGTTTCACCAATAACTTTATTAGTTTGAAAACGCTTGTTGAAAGGCTAGAGTATGGCCGTCAGGTTTTAGTCAATTGGTGGAATCAAGAGTTGGAGATAGTCCAAAAAGCTATGGGCTTTAGACTTCCTGCAAGAATTCACTTTGACCAAATGGTTCTTTCTGATGAAGCATCCGAGAAAAACCTGCTTATTCAACTTGCTGACAGAAATATTATTAGCGCAGAAACTCTTGTCGAAAGATTTGGCGAGATACCTGAAATTGAAAAAATCAGAATTCGCAGAGAAGAAAAGGACAGAAAAGCAGAAGTTATGCCGCAAAAAGCAAGTCCTTATCATAATCCCCAACACCGTAATGATCTTGAAAAGATTGCCCTTACAAAAGATTCAATGCAGCCGGAAGACTTTGGTTTAGTTCCTTCCGATGAAACTGGTAATCATCCTTTGACAGATCCAAAAGATAGAAGAGACAAAGATTCTATTAATAAAGAAAAAGAAGAAAAAGAACAAAGAAAGATGGAGCTAAAGAAAAAGGATAGCCAGCCTAAACAACCAAAAGAA